GTTTGTTATTTGATATGATGGGTATGCCTGTGAATCATTATTATCCATTGAACATTCATGTAGGCATGAATTATTCTCAGGATATCATTGAACGTTTCTGTGAACAGTTCCAAAATCTGAACAGTGCCACTCAGCAAAGGTTGGTGGTGGAGAATGATGATAAAGCCAATTCCTTCTCTGTGAAGCAGTTGTATGATGACATTTATTCTCGTATCAATACTCCCATTACATTTGATTATTTTCATCACACATTTCACCCAGCTGGGTTGACTTCTCAACAAGCAGCTGAGTTGGCAGCATCTACCTGGGATACCACACCTTTGTTTCATTACAGTGAAAGCAAAAATTTAAACGAAAATGTGGAAGGTAATCCCCGAGCTCACTCCGACTATGCGTTCAAAAAGATTGATGATTATGGACTAAATATTGATGTTGATTTGGAAACCAAAGCCAAAGAATTGGCGTACTTCAAATACCTGGAGGTAATATGAAGAAACGTTGGTATCGTGACAAAAAGAAGGGCAAACTAGGTGGACTATGTGCAGGATTGAGTGATATGTGGGGAGTGGATGTGACATTAATTCGCTTTATATGGGTGGCCGCTATTTGGACCCCATTCCCAGCAGTAATAGGTTATTTTATAGCATGGTTCATCGTACCAGACAAGGAGGAACTCCATGCTACAACTACTACTGATACTACAGCTCCAAGCACCAACAGTAACAAAGAATTTCTTGCCGGGTAAAACTCCACGTGACACCACACGTAATTACGTTGTTATTCATAATGATGGAGGCAATTTAAATGCCATTAGTACACGATTGGTTCTCAGGACAAGAAGATTGGCATACCACTATTTCATACAACGTGACGGTTCCATACATCAATTTATGGATTTACGGTATATCGCAAAACATGCAGGTATTACTTCCTGGAATGGTATATCGAGTTGGAACAATTTTAGTATAGGTATAGCATTACAGGGCGTAAATTTCATGGAATACACCTGTAATCAATATAAGGGCTTGAAAAAATTATTAGATTATATTAACTTACGGTATCCTGATTCAAACAACTATCCCATACTGACACATGCAGAAATTGCATGGCCCAGAGGGAGAAAACATGACCCAGGACCAAACTTTGACTTGAGGAAAATAAACAATGAACTTGACTGCAACGCCTGAAGAAAAACTTAAGCTACTTGATGCATTAAAAGAAATTTCCGCCAGCATGTCCCGTGTTGAGGCAGAACGGGACCTTATTAAAAATCTAAAAGATGACATTTGCGATGCTTTGCAACTGAATCGAAAGGTGTTAAATAAGTTGGCACGCACCTACCATAAGGGAAATTTCAATGAAGAAGTGGAGTTACATAAGGATTTTGAGAAGCTTTACGAGACAGTAACTAAAAAGGTTCTATAACATGACGGTGAAGTTGGATTTCGATGATGTTCTAATAGTTCCACAATTTTCCGATATTACTTCACGGCAACAGGTGAAGGTGGAAACTATGGTGCAAGGGAAATGGGGCGCTAGAATTATTGGTGTTCCCATCATTGCCGCCAACATGGATGGTGTGGGAACTTTCAGTATGCATCATGCACTAAAGAAATTTAATGCATTCACTGCCATTACAAAACATCATACGTTAGCAGATTGGGTGAACCAACAGGATGTCAGCCACGCATTCATCACCATAGGCATGAATGATGATGAATTGGAAAAGGCATTTGACATTATCAAGGTCTGGAAAGACAGAATTGACATGTTTACGCCTAAAATTGTCATTGATGTGGCTAATGGGTACATGAATCCTTTCTATGATTTCATTTCTAAAGTAAGAAATCACCTCCCTGATGCCTTTATCATGGCAGGAACTGTGGTGACACCTGAAGCAGTTCAACGTTGCATCATGTCCGGTGCTGATTTGGCTCGGGTTGGCATCGGGACTGGCGCTGTTTGCACCACTCGGCGTGTGGCAGGTGTGGGTTATCCTCAATTTTCCGCTCTCATGGAGTGTGTTCCTGCCGCTGAAGAGGTGGGAGGTGGGGTGCAAAGTGATGGAGGATGTGTTTTTCCTGGAGATTTCTCAAAAGCTCTGGCTGTGGGAGCCAAAATGGTGATGGCCGGCAGTATTTTTGCCGGTCATGACGAATCGGAACAGGAAATTCGTGATGGAAAAGTGACTTTTTACGGGATGAGCAGTCATGCAGCCCAACAGCGACACAATCAAGTGAAGAAATATCGTGCTTCTGAAGGTCGAGTGGTACAAATCCCGTACAAGGGCTTGGTGGAACACACCATTTCTGACATTTTGGGAGGAATTCGTTCCACTTGCGCCTATATTGGTGCCCTAAATATCTCAGAAATGCCTGACAAGGCACAATTCATACAAGTAAACAATCAATTGAATCACTCTTTAGAGAAATACACGGTGGTAGTATGACCATATCATTCAGTTTAGATGTTGAAGAAAAGTTTATACCTCCTTTTTTAGCATATTTTTCACGGCCTGTTGGGGTAGTAATAATCTCAGCTAATAAATGTGCTTCTAGACTTTTAGATGATGTGCTAGAAACAAAAAAAGGTTATAATAAGCTGTATATTCAAGATGATGCTCATAATGAATTTATAAATCATTCTAGAATGAAAAAAAAATTTTTCATTTATAGAGATCCGTTGGATCGTTTTTTAGGATGGTATAATGCTTTTGTTTATACACCGTATAAAACTGTCACTGCGTATCAATCTTATACAGGGTTATTAGAGGCTGCGCATGATAAGCTTTCATTCGCGCGGAGAGATTTAGTTGAAAACATACATCATTTTCTTTTATCTTATTCTGAATCTGAATTGATAGAATTATTAAAATGGGATACACATACTGTACCTCTACACACCTATTTTGAATATACAAACTTTTCTCCTGATGATTATCAAATATTAGACTTGTATCAGGTGTCTGACTATATTCATGATAAGACAGGTGACAGTTACATGAACTACCCAACAAAAAACATTATAATTAGTAGAAAAAATTTACAGATTCTAGAACATATACATAAGATAATTTCGTCTATATATCAAAAAGACTATGATATATTAGGTGTTAGAGTACAAAAATATAGATGAAAAAAATAACTATACGTCCTGAAAGAGTTGTACAGTGGATGAATGTGTTGCGTTCCTATCAACATGATATTCCATTACAATATAGATTGCTTGAAAATTTTTGGGAAAGCCAAATAAAAAGTAAAGTTTGGTTAATTGAAACTATTTTCAATTTTTATCAAAACAAAAAGTTTTTTACTGTTTACATATTTGGAGGATGGTATGGAATCTTAGCGCAGCTTATTTCAGACAATTTTTCAAATGTAACAATTTACACAATAGACCAAGATCCACAATGTGCTATTATAGGAAAACAACTTTGCGGAAATGAAGATAATATACACTTCTTAACAGAGAAGATGGAAAATTTTTCTCAATATCCAAATAATGATAATATTCTTGTTATTAACACATCAGTAGAACATCTAACACAAAATGTTTATGATATTTGGTATAATAATATACCGAAAGGTGTGCAAGTTATTTTACAAGGAAATGATTTTTTCAAATGTACGGAACATGTAAGATGTTCCAAATCTATTGATGAGTTTATAGATGTTAGTAAGATGACTAAAATAGAGATGGCTGGATCTCTAGATTGTAAACAATTTAATCGTTTTATGATAATAGGAATGAGATAATTTTTATTACTAACTAAATTTTAGGATTATAATGTAAAATGGCAGTTGAATATCATGATAATGCGACCTTGATGCGCGTTAAGTTAAATAAAGTAAGTTCTTCCTTTTGTTTAGCAAAATGGCTACAAGTTAGTCTGCATCTTCCCCAAGGAAAAACACAGAGTTGCTATCATCCCCCAACTCATAACATACCTGTAGAATTATTGAAAAATAATCCAGGTGTTCTTCACAATACTCCACAAAAAATTGAAGAACGCAGAATGATGATGACAGGTAAGCGCCCTGCGGGATGTTCTTACTGTTGGAAAATGGAAGATGCACCTGGGGGAGATGAGTTAGGACATATGAGTGACCGTCATTACAGAAGTAGTGAGTGGTGGGCAGCTCCCGTGTTTGACGAGATTGTACAAAAAGGAGCAGATTGGGATGTTTCACCGCGGTATGTCGAGGTGAATTTTAACCAAGCATGCAATTTCAAGTGCATGTATTGTAGTCCCCATTTAAGCACTACTTGGCATAACGAAATTAAAGAATACGGCCCATATAAACTAAAGAATTTTGAGCACAATGATTTAAATGCTTTAGAAAGCATGAATTTGATGCCTTTGGAGGTATCTCAAAAAGATAATCCTTATGTTCAAGCCTTCTGGGACTGGTGGCCTCAAATATACCATAATCTTCGTGTGTTTCGAATGACAGGCGGCGAGCCTCTAATGGATAATAATACCTACAAAGTATTGGATTATGTGAAAAATAATCCTCACGGGCAGTTGGAACTCTCAATCACATCTAATATGTGTCCGCCTCGTCAAGAATTATTTGATAAGTTCTTAACCACGGTCAAAGACATGGAAGTAATTCGTGTGTTTGAGGATTCACACAACTTAAATCCAGAAACCAATAATCATTGGTACATACAATCTGCCTTCAAACACTTCATGTTGTTTGTGAGCTGTGATGGATATGGTAAGCAGGCAGAATATATGCGAAATGGTATGGAGTTTCCAAGGTTATTGAACAATGTTCGTTCATTTCTTAAAGAAACACGGCATACCAGTGTAAGTTTCATTAATACGTTCAACATATTAAGTATACCGAGTTTACAAGACTTTTTACAAATGATTTTAGATTTACGTGAAGAATTTGGCGGAAAGCATCAAGAAGATTATGTGGTTGAAATTGCACCAACCCATGGTGTAACCCATCCTCCGTTCGTAAAAAAGAAGTTCCAAAGAATTTGGTTTGATATTCCTGTTCTTCGCTACCCCAACTGGTTCATGATTCAAAACGCCGGACCCGAAGGGATTGAGAAAATTAAAAACATCATTAAATTCATGGAAGACAATGTTCAGGGTGAAGATTATTCCGAGACGTTCACCGGATTTAAACCTTATGAAATTTTAAAGTTGAAACGTAATCTTGCCTTGATGGAAGAAGGTATAGATATACAACAGTTACAAGAAAATAAAGAAAATTTCTATCGTTTCATCATGGAGCATGATAGAAGAAGAAATGTAAATTTTCTAGAGACCTTCCCAGAGTATGAACAATTCTTTTTAGAATGTAAACGCGAGGCATATAATAGATGACAAGACGTTCAGATGAAAATTTTTTAGAATTTAAAAAAAGAATGATTGATAGTGTAAGTCCAAGTTTTTGTGCCGCCAAGTGGTATAATGCTACTATTTGGTTAGGTCATGGACAAACTACAAGCTGTCACCATCCTCCGGGTCATAACATTGATGTCACTGAGCTTGAAGATAATCCTTCGGCAATTCACAACACATCACATAAAAAATTGATGCGTAAGTATATGCAAGAAGGTACTCGGCCAGCTGAATGTGAATATTGCTGGAAGGTGGAGGATATTGGTAGAAACAATGTATCTGACCGTGTATACAAAACAGAAATTTATAAGGATGAGGATATTCTTCTTGCTAGTACGATGGATTGGCAAGAAGATGTCACGCTTCGCACACTTGAAATTTCATTTGAACGTACTTGTAACTTTGCCTGTTCTTACTGTAACCCCGCCTTCTCAACAACATGGGTAAAGGATATTAAAACATTAGGACCCTATAGAAACATTGTGAGTGATGGTCGCGGACATTTCATTGATGTGGCACCTTGGGCGCAAGGATATCGTCACGAAGATGAAAATCCATATGTCCGTGCCTTCTGGCGTTGGTGGGAATCTGACCTAGCGGATAATCTAGAAGAAATTCGTATTACGGGCGGAGAACCTTTAATGGCTCCTTCTGTTTGGAAATTATTTGAATGGTTCAAGCAAAATCCTGAGCGCGGTAGAAATATGCGTTTTGCCATGAATTCAAACTTAGTCCCAAAGAAGCAGGAAACGTTGGATAAATTGATTGAGGCAAGTCATCATGTGCCTCGCTTTCAAATCTATACATCTAACGAATCCGTAGGGGCTCACTCAGAATATATCCGCGATGGTATGAAATATGAAGAATGGAAAACGAATCTTCATCGTTTAATCTCTCAAGGAAACCTCGAAAGCCTTCACATGATGATGACCATCAACAGTCTATGTTTATCATCTATTACAGAGTTCATGGATGAAATGTTTGAATTTAAGAGATTATATGGGCGGCAATACATGAACATGTCATTGAACATTCTTCGATTCCCATCTTTTCAAAGTGCTGCTGTGTTACCAAAAGATATCAAAGAAAAATATCGTAACAAGTTACGCACTTGGTTGGATAATGTTCTTGCACGAGATGAACGTGATAAAAATAATTTAACCTTACTCAGTCCATGGGAACAAGCGCATGTTGAACGGTTAATTGATTATCTTGATAGTGTTGACACCCCACATAAAAATACTGCGGAAAAAGATAAGTTATATAATGATTTCAAGAATTTCTATTTACAGTATGATGTTCGTCGTGGCAAAAACTTCCGTGAAACATTTCCAGAGGAGTTTGTGAATTTCATTGACAGTATTGATGTACCTGTTCCGTCAGAAGAAGAAATTAAAAACAATAGATATCGTAAAGAGTTAAATGTCATTCATGATATGGCAGGAGACCCTGCCACTACAGCATTATATGATGATGATACACCACACGGGTGGGATACCGTGAATGATGAGTTAGGAAAAAATGCGTAAAATATTACCTGTTTGGAATCATGGTCAATTAGATCCTGAGAGTCCCAACAAAGTGTTTTGTATGGCACCGTGGACACATACCTATATCTCCCCACAAGGAGAACGTAGGTTGTGTTGTGCTAGTCGTGAGGAGCATAGTTTTCAAAAACAATATATTGATGCATCAAATGATGAACGCTATGGAGAAGTGAAGAAATCAAAAACGTCTGCCGATGATTTCAATCCCGTATCATTAAAAGAACATTGGAACAGTGAATACATGAAAGATATTCGTCGTAAGTTAATGGCAGGCGAACGTATTCCGCAATGTGATGTATGTAATGATGATATTCTTAGCATTAGTAGTTATCGTAAATGGTTTACTGGCGCACTATTTCAACATAAAATCAAAGAAGCGTTTGCAAAAACTGATGACACAGGGTATACTACAATGGAGCCCATTTCATTTGATTACCGCTATTCGAACATTTGTAATTTCAAATGCAGAATGTGTGGTGAGCAATTAAGTTCATCATGGGAGGCAGAAAAGAAGAAACATAATTTCTGGACACCCGAACATCAACCCTTCATGATACCTGAAGTGAAGGAGAAGATGCAAAAGTTTCAAATTGATGTGGTTGAACCTGAATTTCGTGACGCCATTTCTCGCGGCATTGTTGAGGAATGTTATTGGGTGGGAGGTGAACCGTTGATGTATGAGGTACATTGGTGGGCATTGGAGGAAATGATTAAAAATGGTAGTGCGAAAAATTGTTACCTGCGTTATAATAGTAATTTAAGCCGTGTGGAATACTACGGAAAAAATCTCTACGATTATCTGCCAAAATTTAAAGATTGGTTAATGTGTGCCAGTATTGACGGCACCGGACAAATTGTAGAATATATTCGAAAAGGTATCAAGTGGGATACTTGGTTAAATAATTTCAAACAAGGATTGCAAATACCTGGCGGCCAAGAGAGAATGTTGTTCGATTTAACAATCACGGGTCCTGGTATGTTTGCACTGAAAGATTTGTTTGACCTTTCGCTGGAACTTAACGTTCGTATTGAAACTAAGATGATGTTTGCCTTTCATCCTGATATTGTTCTTAGTCCGTTTGCTTGGCCTCGACATATTCTTGACAGAAAAATTGAGGAGTTGTTAGCATACATGACACCTAGGGCAACAGGAAAAAGTTATACTCTTATCAATACATTAAAAGAAATGAAAAATCGACCAACATTCCAGGAACAATTTCCTGATGCTGAGGAAAAGTTTTTCAATGGGAGAAATTGGCATCGTCAATTAGATAGAGTTCGCGGTGAACTATATACTATCGAAGATATCTACAAACAGGATACTGAATTATATGACTGGTGGAATCGACAACAAGTACGGTAAAATTTGTTCGCTACCTTGGAAACATTTAGCAACTCATCCGCATGGGGGGTGTACCCTTTGCTGTATTTCAGACCATCGAGATGGGGCGAGCCGCGCAAGAAATTTCACGGAAGATAGTGTTGATTGGTTATCCTTGAATACCCATAGTATTACCGATATTATGAATAGTGATTATTTTCGCCAGATTCGTCTTGAAATGTTACAAGGGATAGAACCTAGTGCGTGTAAGCGGTGTTATGATGATGAACGTATGGGATTGCGAAGTAAACGCATTGAAGAAAATGAAAGATATTTTTCTGATAGTATTAGGGAAACAACTAATGTTGATGGTTCTATACCACTAGACTTTGAATTCATTGAACTTCGATTGGGAAATGTATGCAATTTACGTTGCAGAACATGTAACCCCGCTAGTAGTACCAAATGGATTCGTGACCATAAACACCTAGAAGAAAAATTATCGTTTGTTACTAAGTATGGTAATGTTGAACGTGGCACATGGTATGAGAGCGATACTTTCTGGAATGACCTACTTGAAAATTCAAAGAACATCAAAAGAATTTACATCAACGGCGGCGAACCCACTCTTATAAAAAAACATTTTTCATATTTGGAAAAACTGATTGAGACAGGACTGAACAAAAACATAGAGCTTTGGTATAATCTCAATCTTACCAATGTTGATGATGAACTTTTAGAATATTGGAAACAATTCAAGAAATGTACAATAAGTGCAAGTATTGATGACTTGGGTGAGCGAAATGAATATGTTCGAACTTTTAGTGACTGGAATACCACATTAAACAATTTTAGAAAATTGAAATCCTTACCTTGGGTTGAATTAAGTGTTGTACAAACTGTTAGTCTATACAACATAGAAAACATATATAATTTCTATGAGTTTTTCGTACATCAAGAAAATATACCTGTTCATATTAACTGGGTGTATGACCCCATGTTTCAACAAGCATGGCATTTAGAAGATGATAAGAAACAAGAAATAATTAACCGTTGCAAAACTTTAATGCATCCATGGGATTATGAAAATGTAAAGCAACATCTTTCTAAACCCAGAAATCCAAAAATGTTAGAGCAATTTAAAACGTTCAACATTGAATTAGATAAAAATGATTGATAAAAATAACCTTAAAAAGACTAAAAGATTTTGTTTAGTTCCGTGGATGCACATGCACACATGGCCTAACGGGAATGTGTATATGTGTTGTACATCTGACCCAGAAAATCCGTTAGGGGTGTTGTCAAACGATAATTCTTTGAAAGAAATTTGGAATTCTGAAAGAATGAAGAAAAATAGAATGCTCATGCTAAAAGATGAGTACGTGCCTGAATGTTCTCGTTGTTATGAAATTGAAGAATACGGTGGAAACAGCCTTCGAATTGATATTAACCGAGATTTTTTTCATCATATTGATAAGATAGATGAAACGCAGAAAGATGGTACGGTTGAAAAAATGAATCTACCATATGTTGACTTTAGATTTAGCAATTTTTGTAATTTACGTTGTAGAACATGCGGACCCGAACTTAGTAGCAAATGGTCTTTAGAACACAACATCTTATTAAATAAAGAACCAGGTAGTGTTGTGATTACTAAACCTGACATATCTCCTGAAATTTTTTGGGACCAAATAGAAGAAATTCTACCTACAATAGAACGTGCATATTTTGCAGGTGGCGAACCATTATTGATGGATGAGCATTATAAATTTTTAACATTAATGATTGAGAACAATAGAACTGATATTAAGTTGATTTACAATACCAATCTATCTACTGCTTCATATAAAGGCAAACACATTACTGAATATTGGAATCATTTTAAAGATGTTTTAATTTTAGCATCTTTGGATTCTTGGGGGGGTCGCGCCGAGTATATTAGAAAAGGTATAAATTGGGAAAAAGCCGAAAAAAATATCAGAGAAATTAAAACTCTTGCGCCTCATGTAAATTTCAATATAGGATTGACGTTAAGCGTATTTAATTTTGCTACATTGATTGAATATAATGATTATATGATTGAAAAAGGATTCATAAACCAGGATGGTATGAATATTAATATTGTTACTGATCCATTATGGTATAAGCCTAGTGTTACACCTTTGGAGTTTAGATTAAAAATTGCAGAAAAGTATACTGAACGTATAGACTATCTAAAGAAAAATAACCTCTGTGGTTCTACAATGATACATAGGTGGGAGCTAGCAAAGAATTATATTACACAGCCCTTTGATGAAGAACAACACAAACGATTCTTAGTTTTGACCAAAAGATTAGACCAGATTAGAAATGAATCTTTTGCTGATACGTTCCCCGAACTTAGTTTTATGACACATGAGTAAAACTTTTTGTATTTTGCCTTTCATACATTTAGAGGCTCGTTCGGATAGTTTTGTAGCTCCCTGTTGTATGAGTCAAGAATTTTATAAAAAGGATAATGATGAATTTTTTTCTTTAAGTAGAGACACCTTATCTGACGTATGGAATTCTTCGTCAATCAAAAAATTAAGAAATTCTTTGTTATCAGGAGAAAAACCTTCGGCCTGCAATGCTTGTTGGACCGAAGAGTCTTTTGGTAAAGAAAGTAAAAGAATTCGTGAAAATAACAGATGGGGAATAGACTCAACCCCAGCCTTGAAATTTCTAGATTTGAAATTGGGAAATACCTGCAACTTAAAATGTAGAATTTGTAGTCCAGGTAGTTCAAGTAACTGGGTTAAAGAACACAAAGACTTATATGGGTCTGATGTGGTTACAGATATTGCTAAAAAGGTTAACGCCGAAAGAACACAGGTCATGCAATGGCCCGAACATAATGAAAATTTTTGGAACGATATAAACACTATACTTCCCAAAGTAGAATTATTTGAAATTTACGGGGGAGAGCCTTTTTTAATTGCAAGACACTTTGAAGTTCTACAGAAAAGCATAGATTTAGGGTATAGTAAAAATCAAGGAATTCATTACAACACTAATGGCACAATTTTTCCAGAGCATGCAATACACAATATTTGGCCTCATTTTAAAGAAGTTGATATAATGTTAAGTATTGATGGCATAGGCGAACAATTTGAATATCAAAGGTATCCGGCAAAATGGGAAAAAGTTTTAGAAAACATACATAAATTTCAGAAAGATTTTTCAGGTAGAACACAGATATGTTTAACCGTTAGTTCGATAAACGTATTTTATTTACCTGAATATATAAGATTTTTTAAGCAGTTAAATATACCTGTTTGGTTGAATCTTTTATATACCCCTGATGTGTATTCAATAGTTAACCTTTCCGAAAAAACAAAAAAATCTATAACAGAAAAAATCATATCTGAGATAGACTTAAACAAGGACCTCTCGTCTGTTTTAAATTTTATGAACGGCAGTCATGAAAAAAATTTAGAACCCCAATTTATTGAGAGGATTAAAACACATGATAAATATAGAAATCAAGATTTTTTTCATACGTTTCACGAGTTTTCACGGATTTTAAAATGAAAAATTACTTGTCACTAGGTCTAACATATAAGTTTGAGAATAAAAATGACTAAAGAATTAAAAGTATTTCCTATCAGAACATCAACTTCCTGCCAATTTAAATGGACATGGAGCACATTGTTTTTATCACAGGGCTCTTCATCAAGCTGTCATAGATGTCATGGGTGGGATGTGTCTGATGATATTCAAAATTTTCATAATCATCCTGGCAAAATAAAAGACAGAGAAAAGATGTTGGCTGGGGAATGGCCGGGTAATGGGTGCGAATATTGCAAAACTATTGAAGATGCAGGGGGGTCTAGTGAAAGAACTTCTTTTATTAATGATTTACCACTTGTCCCTAAAGAATTATTTGAAGTGCCTGACGCTACACATGTTACACCTAGAATTCTGGAAGTGTATTTTACAAACGTTTGTAATCAAAAGTGTGCGTATTGTTCGCCCTTTTTTAGTTCATTAATACAAAACGAAATTGAAAAATATGGACCAATTGAAGCTGAATATGATTTAATGGGATTCAAAGGTAGGGAAGGATACGAACATCGCAAAGAAGAATTTTGGAAATGGATGGACAAACATTCAACTGACTTGTATCACTTTCAAATTCTCGGCGGCGAACCTATGTATCAACCTGAATTTGAAGAATGTTTGAAATTTTTTGAATCAAGGACGCACCCCAACACCAATTGGAAAATTTTTAGCAATTTGAAACATGACCCAGTTCAGTTCAAGAAAAAAATTGACCGTGTTACAAAACTAATTGATGAACAAAAACTAGAATCATTTGAAATTGTATGTAGCATGGATTGTTGGGGGCCGGAAGCCGAGTTTGCTAGGTTTGGTATGGATTTAAAAGAATGGGAAACTAATTTTGAAACATTAATGAAATCTCCTCACGTGCGTGTTTCCATTCATTCCACTATAACTCCACTTACTTTGCCTACCATGGCAGAATTTTATAAATTCCTAAATGAGTGGAAAAAAGTTAAATACATCAATTACGGTTGGAATATTGTTGTGACTCCTACATTCATGGACCCATGTATTATTGGTCATCATGCGACCAAATATTTTGATGATTTGTTAGAAGAAATTCCTGACAATGACCCGCAAAGAAAAAATTATCTTGATGGATTCAAACAAAAGGTAGTAAAACATGACATTGACCCAATACGTCTTAGAAAACTTTGGGACTATTTGGATAAAATTGATGAGCGTCGAGGAACAAATTGGAAGTCTATTTATCCTTGGTTATATGAACTTTGTTATGAGCATGCCAAAGATATTAAATTAAACCATATCAGTAATATAACACTTATTACTCAGGGTAAAAAATGAGTGGGAGAAATTTATCCACAATTTGTCCTTTACCATTTAAAGCAATATCCGTAGGCATGACAGGAGATATGGGCCCATGCACGGAATGCAAACTTACGGATTACACGAAAATTGAAGATTATTGGAACAGTAAAGAATTGCAACAGTTACGTTCTGATATGATAAACGGTATAAGAAATTCTGCTTGTAATGAATGTTATCGCCGTGAAGATGCAGGTGCATGGAATACCAGACAATCGTTGCTGTCTTTAGTAGATGAAATTGACCCAATATCTCCTGTAATTAAAAATATTTCGCTTCGATTTAGTAACATGTGTAATTACAAATGCATTGATTGTAATTGGGGAACAAGTTCTTCTATTTTTCAAGAGGATATAAAAAGAGGAATACGTTTTGATAGTTCGGCAATTATTAATGCGGGAGGGTCAGAAGATGAACTTCTCAACCAAGCAAAATTACATGTTCACAAAATGGATTGTGTGACTTTTAGCGGAGGAGAACCAACAGTTCAATGGCAACACTGGGAACTATTAAAATACATGGTTGATAACAACATCAAACCAAATTTAAAATATTTCACCAATCTTAGTAAATTAAATTATAAAAATTTAAATGCCCTAGAACTTTGGAAAAATTTTAAAACCCTATCTATAAGTGTAGGTGTAGATGGATTACATCAACGTTGTGAATATTTTAGAAAAAACATGGATTTTGAAAAAACGTTAGAAAATATTCGTTTAGTAAAACAAAGTATTCCTCAAGCTGAAATATTTGTTGTAATAACTTTAACTTGGTTAAATGCAATCAGTGCTGTTGATTTGTTTGAGTGGTTTTTATTGAAGGAGCCTAACATAAATATCACTTTAAATCAGGTAATTCATCCCCATTTAGATATGCGTTTAGCACCTTATGAAAAAAAGATACAGATAAGTCAAGCTTTTGATAAAATGTACGAAATAGCTACCCATCATAATTATTTTGGCAAAGATGCGATTAAAGGCTACAAGAACTATCTTTGGAGTATGGATGAAAGTGAGAAATTTCCTTCCGCAATATTATGGCTAAAAGATTTGGATAGATGGAGAAATGAAAATTTTATTGAGATTTTTCCAGAGCACCAGGACTTATCCAAATATTACTACTTATGATAATTTAGGGAATTTCCTCTAATAGTCACTTGGACTTGACAAAATCTGCAAGATGTGTTAGATTCCATGATATCTCAAGGAGGATATCATGGATTCCATTTTTCGTGACCTAGCAAACACAACTAGTAGAATTGAAAAAGAAACCATTCTACGCCAACACCTCACAGACCTGACCCTCAGGCGCGTGTTGTTCTTGGCGTTGGATCCTTTCACGCAATTCTATATCCGAAAGATTCCCAATTACATTCCAGGTCCCACATCAACCAACAGAAGCACCATGATGTTGGAGGGTGCTTTGGACAACCTGGAACAAATTAGCAAGCGTGTGGTCACAGGTAATGCTGCCATCAATCATCTAAAAATGATTTTGGAAAGTGTTACTGCTGACGATGCCAAGGTGATTGAACGCATCATTGAAAAGGATCTTCGATGTGGTGTATCCGAAGCCACCGTGAACAAGATTTGGCCTGGGTTGATTCCCACCTATCCTGTGATGTTGGCATCTGGCTTTGATGAAAAGGTGATGGCCAAGATGTCCTATCCCGCCTATGTACAATTGAAACTGGATGGGATGCGCTTCAATGCCATTGTTAATAATGGTAAGGTGGAGTTTCGTTCTCGTAATGGCAAACATATTGATTTACTTGGCAACCTGGAACAAGAATTTCTATTCATGGCAGGTTCTGAATCCTGTGTGTTTGATGGAGAACTCGTGGTTCGTGATAGCCAAGGCATCATGAATCGCCAGAAGGGTAATGGCATCCTGAACAAGGCTGTGAAGGGCACCATCTCTGCTATGGAAGCTTCCATGGTACACGCCACCATCTGGGACATCATTCCTTTCTCAGCATTTCAGCAAGGTGTGTATAAGACTTCCTATCAAGAACGTTTTGGTAAACTACAGAAATTGGTGTTGCCTGGTCGCATATCCTTGATTGAAAATCGTGTGGTGAACACTGAAGATGAAGCTCATGAGTTGTTTCAGGAATATTTCAACAAGGGTGAGGAAGGCATCATCCTGAAGGACATCACACAGGGATGGGAAGATAAGCGAGTGAAGCACCAAGTGAAGTTCAAGGGAGAATTGGAATGTGATTTGCTGTGCATGGATTGGCAGGAAGGAACTGGTAAGAATGTCGGTAAGTTGGGTGCCTTGGTGTTGACATCTGCTGATGGTGTTATTAAAGTGAACGTGGGTTCTGGTTTCACGGATGAACAGCGAGATAAATATACCAAGAAGAACACAGTAGGCAAGGTGGTAGCAGTGAAGTATAATGCCAGAATTCAAGATAAGAAAACTGGCCAGACCAGCTTGTTTCTTCCTGTATTTCTTGAACTTCGTGAAGATAAGACGGATGCTGATGTTTCAACTGATATCAAGTAGGGGGACTGTATGGAAAAACATGAAGAATATTATGAAGAAGTAGACAATAGAATCCGTTTCTTTGTGATAGAAATGCATGAGGAACTGGACAACATTGAACGTCTGGTGCAAGGGAATGAATCCGCGGTATTGTTGCTACAATGGGTGCGTGACGCAGTACAACGAGTCGCAGAAAACTACGAAAGATAAATAAAAATATGCCAACATATGAATACCAATGTGAATTGTGTGAGGAGTATTTCACGAAGTATCTAAGTATACCTAACATGAATCAACCTACGGAGGAACCCTGTCCTAAGTGTGGTGAGATGAAGGTGCAAAAAGTCATGTTTACAGCACCTACCATCGGAGATGCCGTGCGATTACGAATTCGTCGGCCCGACAATGGATTCAGAGAGGTATTACAAAAGATTCATGAAAAAACCCCCGGTTCCACAATTAAAAACAATAGTAGTTTCATCTAAGGACTCTCCGTCCGTATTATACCCCGGTGAGGCTTCGGCCTCGTCGGGGGTTTTTACCTTTAACCCAGCGAGTGCACAATGTCCAGAAAAAAGCGCCTTAAGTTGGTTACTTCCCAAACTTACATTGTTCAAGAGGAACAAGAATCTAAACATAAAATCCGACTGGCAGATTTAAAAGAAATTTATCCCCTCACAAATAATCAAGAGAATTTTTTCAATTACTATTATAAAGGACATAAGGCCATTTTGTGTCATGGCGTTGCAGGAACAGGGAAAACATACATTGCCATGTATAATGCTTTCAAGGAGATATTAGAAAATTCTAGTTATAATAAAGTTGTAATTGTTCGTTCAGCAGTCCCTTCCCGTGACATTGGTTTTCTTCCGGGAAATGAAAAGGAGAAAGTGGAAATCTACTCACAACCCTATCAAGAAATTTGTGCTGATTTGTTCCCACGATTTGGGGAACGTGCTTATAACAAACTGAAAGAACAAAGCCTTATCCATTTCATGGTCACTTCTTATGTTCGTGGATTGACCTTGGACAACTG